TCTCCTGCGCTAGCCCTAAATGCTTCTTCATCATCAAAGTCTACAGGTGTAAATGGTTTCTCAGGAGTTAATGCTTCTGTATCGGGTGCAGAACTTTCACTACTTACCCCAGCAAGCGGATTATCCAAGTCAATACCTTGTAAATTCAATTGTGGATCACGTATTGCGTGAAGCTCTTGTGTAAATTGTCCGCCGCTAAAGCTATGCTGTACAGTCTTTACGCCATACACACCACTTAGCATATTTCTATTCTTATTGTTTTTGGGTGTAAGCCCTGTTGTTGCACTAAACTCGTCAGGAGTAAAATTGCGGAATACAAAATACGTTTGTTGTGACGTAGTTTCTACACCATTAAATGATATAGCATTGTCTCGGTCTGCGTTATTCTGTCTGTTTCTATCGGCAACAGCACGTTCAACTTTTGTTAGTGGCGCGGCCTGACGACCAATCGGTGTTGGCTCAAGCCAATACGGATCGCCCTTAATCTTGAGTGTTATGTCTAACAAGTCAGCAGACAATGGTGAGTTAGCTTGTTCAAACAATGCGCTCAACATGTTTTGTCCTGCGCTGCCTGAATAAGCACCAGTGCCACCCTGTGATTTACTTGGGGTGGACTCAATGTATGTGGTATTAAACAACCGCACATCATCTTCGCCTCGGGTTTGGTCTTCAAGTTTATAATCTTGTGCTTCCAAATTCTCTTGTGCTGCTGCTGCATTTGGGTTAGACTTATCAACTACACGACCAAATTGTGTTGAGTTTTGTAGATTAGCTAAAGTATTATTAAGGCCAATAATGGTTTGATTAACGTCAGCAATTGAATTGGTAATAGCTGAATTTAAAATATTATTAGGGTCAGGCAAACCAGCCACATTTGGTAGAGTTGGTAATCCTCCAATACCCACAGTAGGAATAACCATGCCAGGCTGTATCGCATCTGTTACGGTTCCTACCGCATCTGAGATTTGTAATTGTACGGCGTTTATTTGCTCTTCAACTGATTCTTGTAGATCTGTAATCTCTTGTGGAATAAACCCCTTCAAGAAATCTTCGATAGACCAACCAGTAAAGCTAGCAAGTGAATTGGGGAATTCAGCGGCTATTTTGTCTTCAATAAACTTTGCTGCATCCGCAATATCTATAATGCCTGCCTCTAATCGTTTCTGAGCTTCTGTCTTACCTGCACTCACCTCAGTATTACGTGGTACGTTACGTCCGCCCTGAATAGGCAATGCAGCATACCAGTTAAAATTGAATACTATTTCAAAATCTAGTACTTGGTCATTTAAACCAGTAAACAAATAATCATACTGCTTAGTAAGCAGTCCTCGTTTATATATCGCAGCAAATCTTTCTGGGCTTCCTACGTTAGCCGAAGAATTACTCTGCGTCTGAATAGTAGTCATTGTATATGGAATAATTAAGTAGGTGTGGTGCCGTTGATAATCTTCTCTAACTGGATCATAGTTACCCATTTGCGAGTCGCCTACAATACGGTATAGTGTCTGAAAAATAGCGTCCTCACCTTGGTTTGCTTTCTTTTGCGCATCAGCTTCATCTGTGCCTTTAGCACGAGTTTGGAAGTAGTTTGTCAAGGACAGAATATTCTGCGTGATTTTATCAAGGTCGGCAGGAGGCTGGAATGTAATACGCATTTTGCCATCCACTTCTGAAAAGGTAGCTGCGCGATTCTGTCGTTCATCTGATGCATCAGGAACAATTTTTTCATTATAAATATCTGAGTCAACTATGAAAGAATAAGTGTCGGGATGAACAGCCGTTGCATTTTCTTCTTTTTCAGCCTCTCGCAAGTTAAGTTGCAAGGCCAACTTTTGGTAGAACTCGCCAACAGTTTCGGCGTCAATACTGATCGGCTTACTAATGTCAGCTACGTGGTTAGTATAAGATACATCACTATAAAGACTGGCCTCAACAGCATATGTGCTGCCGCCCACGTTAACATCAATTGACATTTTAGTGAAGACTATAGGCCAAACCCAAATTAAGTTACTAAAATCGCTTTGTGCTGACTGTGCCGTGTCTTCCCTAGAACGTCCTCGAAAAGATAGCTCCAAGAAAAATGGTGCTTTTGCATAGTTCTGTATGCCTAGTTGGTGTGCAGCACTTACAATTTCATCTAGTAGTGTTGCGCCAAAGGGCTGGGTCAACATAAAACTAAAGTTTGTTGATATACCCGTTCCTGTTCCCTTAGTCATTCCAGTTACAGCACTTATTTCAACATCATCTATTTGTACTGATGTTACTGCTGATTCAGCAATAACAATACGTTGTTCTCGTGACTGCGGCCCAAAGCGTCGTGTTCGCACAGCCTCATCATTCATCATGTAAAGACGAAAATGATAGGTTGGCTGGTCAAACTGATCCAACTGATTCGGTCGGATGCCTAAATCAAGGCCACGTTCCTCTTCAAGATGCGGTATTTCTGTTGCAGTTTTGGATACAGATGCTGGATCCGCTGCTGCTGCCGCTCGGTATTCCTCGGACGAAATTGCTGCTGTTGATGGCTTTAAGCCCATGTTATACTAGATCCTGTACAGTCTCAGGTGATGGGACAAAGATGGAAACACCTGCTTTGAAATCCTCGATAGGATCAATCAGTATATCCATATTGCGTGTGGGTAAAATCCACCACAAACGTGGTGAACCATAATAGTCATTTGCGAATTTGTCTGGTCGTCTATCGTATTTTGGTTCGATAGTTATAATTCTATCGTTTGGACTAGGCGGGATGCTACGCTTCACCATCAAGTCCATGTAAAAGTCTCTGATAGGTGTTTCAAAATACGGCGATGTTGTTTTGTTTAGTTTTGACATTAGACAAATCCTTTACCAATCATTCTACCACTCTTGAAATCATCAAGACTGAAATTATCACGTACATCTCTAGGATTAGGTTGTACTTGTAACATAACAGTAAGTGTCATTATTGACGGCATCCATGTTGTTTGGTCAGTGCCGATTGTGACGATTCCCTCTGAGTTCTCGCTTATGAGATTCTCATTTGATAGCGCGCCTGGAAGCTGAACCTGAACGTAATCTACATCATTCTCTAAAATATAGTTGAACGTAGATACAACAACAGGAACATTATTGAACATGTGTCCACCCATGTAGTTGAATCGTAGTACGGGAGGAGGTGTTCCTGCCTTTCCTGTTTGTGCAGCCTGTGTACCGAATTCAATCATGGTGGCTGCACGTAAAAACTTCAGAACTGCTAGCATATAACGTGCCTCTTCGTTTGTTTGTGCAGTAAAATCACCAGTAATAGTGATAGCATCAGGTTGTGAGTTTTGATATTGGTAATGTGGATAGTTACTGTGGGTAAAATGGAAGTTACCATAGTTCGCAATAGCGCCTGTCATTACGTTAGGCGTATACGGAAAGATGATTCCTCTAGTTTTGCGTATAGGCTGCAATAGGTTATCACAATCTTGTGCGCTACCTAGTACTTCGTCCAGCGCGCCGAACGCTGGCCCTAATCTTGCTCGTTTATGAATTGTTAAATTGCTCATCGTCTCTCCTCTACGTATTGTTATTTATCACACTTTTAATAAGGGGTTTTTATGAGTGATAAATAGTAGTGTAAATACTCTTATCTATTTGTTGACACTGTAACCTATTGATGTTATACTTAATAGATAATAAGAATAAAAGGAGCAAAATGGCTGCCAGAAATCCCTACCTTAACAATAAGGATCTGTTGAAGGAAATCCACAACAGTAAAACATCCTACTCAGAATTTGACAAAGAAGAATATCACCGCTTTGACGCAATAGCGGAAACATACGACGACCTATTCATTTATGCTGAAGAGGTTACGGTTGACAAAGAGACAGGCACTGAAACAAAAACAGGAGTCTGGTCTTACCCAATCGTGCGTGAAGCACAAAAGAATAAGGCTGCACGTATCGCTGCTGAAACATACGCAGAATCATTGGCTGCATACGATGGCCCAGTAAGTGGCAAGCCGCGCCTAATCGACCACAAGATTGATCCTGCTACACTTAATGTAGATGAATTGATATATCGGGTAACGACATATGAGCATATTCCGTTAGAACCAGGGCGCAAAAAGAATCCACGTAAAGAAGCTGAACATTATGCGAAACTAAATTTCATTCCCTTCAAGCACTATTTCATTACTGATATGAAAAAGAAGAAGGCAGTAGAGATTGGTCGTAGTCATAGTCAGGATGGAGAATTCTGCCAAACACATGGAGCAATGACTGATGCACTGGCTCGCATGTTTATGCTATTGGTGGAACGATATAGTCAACGCGCTAACTGGCGTGGCTACACATACGTAGATGAAATGAAGGGACAAAGCTTGTTACAGCTATCCTCAATGGGATTGCAGTTCAATGAGGCACGTTCATCTAATCCGTTCGCATACTTTACCCAAGCACTCGCACACTCATTTACGCGAGTACTTAACATCGAGAAAAAGAATCAAAATATACGGGACGAAATCCTTGTAAGTCAGGGACTATCTCCTAGCTTCTCCAAGCAGATCGAACACGAAAATAAAATTCGACAAATGCGCGAAGACGCTAAATCGACTGATAATAACAGCGAATAATAAACACACAACACGGGTGCTACGTGAGTAATGACTTATTTAAGAAAGTGGCTGTCTTTACGGACATACACTTTGGCCTGAAGCATAACAGCAAGAGGCATAATCAGGATTGTATAGACTTCCTTACCTGGTTTATCGAAGAAGCGAAAAGCCGAGGATGTGAAACATGCATATTCATGGGCGACTGGAATCATCATCGCGCATCAATTAATGTGTCCACACTCAACTACACTATGGTTGCATTTGCGATGCTTAACAAAGCATTCGACAATACCTATTTTATAGTAGGCAACCATGACCTCTACTACAAAGAGAAACGTGAGATCAATTCAATCCCTATGGCTGAATTGTATCCAAACATCCACTTGATTGATGAGATAACAACGATGAACGACGTCGCTGTTATTCCGTGGCTAGTCGGTGATGAGTGGAAGAAGGTTGCCAAAATCAAATCGAAATATATGTTCGGTCACTTTGAATTACCGAAATTCAAAATGAACGCATACGTAGAAATGCCAGACCACGGCCAACTACACGCAGAAGACTTCCAACATCAGGACTATCTCTTTAGCGGACATTTACATAAGCGACAACAGAAGGGAATCATCCACTACATCGGAAATCCATTTGGTCATAACTTTGCTGACACAGGAGATCGTGACAGGGGAGCAATGTTCCTTGAGTGGGGCGGTGCACCTGAGTATGTGAATTGGGAAGATGGGCCGCGCTATGTCTCTTTAGATTTAAGTAAACTACTCAAGGACACAGACAAATACCTAAGTGGAAAAACATATGTTAAGGTCGAATTAGATGTTGACATTTCATATGAGGAAGCAAACTTCCTACGTGAAACATTCTTTGACCACTATGACCTACGTGAACTCAAACTGATTCCAAAACATGAGAGCAGCGAGTCAGAGGAACTACTGGGCGAGATTAGATTTGAAACAGTTGACCAAATTGTGGTTGACTGCATACAGACAATGGACTCGGCTACATACAAAGTCGATACACTTACACAAATATACAACGATCTATGATAATAATTAAGAACATAGCGATCAAGAACTTTATGAGCGTAGGCAATGTCACACAAAGTATCAACTTTGTAGACAAAGACCTTGTGCTTGTGTTGGGTGAGAACTTAGACATGGGCGGCAACGACTCACGCAACGGTGTGGGTAAGAGTACTATAGTGAATGCATTATCATACGCACTGTATGGCACAGCACTGACTAAGATCAAAGTAGACAACCTTATCAACAAGACCAATGCTAAGAACATGATCGTCACATTAGAATTTGAAAAGGATGGTGTTGAGTACTTAATTGAACGCGGGCGTAGGCCAGCTAAGTTTGCATTTATGGTAGCAGGTATGGAAACAGATGCAGATGATGCTGACGAAGCGCAGGGCGACAGTCGCGTTACACAGAAAGAACTTGAACGTGAGTTAGGCATTAGCCACACTATGTTCAAAAACATTGTAGCACTCAATACATACAGCGAACCATTCCTTGCTATGAAGGCAGCAGACCAACGTGAACTTATTGAGCAGTTGCTTGGTATTACTCAGCTTTCAGAAAAAGCAGAGATACTAAAAGAGAAACTGAAGACTACTAAGGACAGGTTGCGCGAGGAAGAATTGAAGATAGCAGCGACTAAGTCTGCTAACAAACGCATTGAAGATAACATTGAAGATACACGTTTAAAATCTGATGCATGGAATGTTGCACAAGAGAAACTTATAATAGAGACACGGGCTGCTATCAATGTGCTTGAGGGCATTGACATTGAAGAAGAGATTGAGAATCATAAGACAATTGCCGACATTAAAGATCAGCGCACAAAACATGCTGCAATAGATGCCACATGCAAAACACATAAACGTGCTGTAACAGGTCTTGAGTTAACATTGAAAAAATCTGAGGACAACCTTGTTGTTGTTGACGGACAGTTGTGCCACACATGTGGGCAAGACCTGCATGACGACGCACATGAAAAATTGATGGGTGAGTTGGTTGTTAAGATCACAGAGACAGAAGCGAGCCTAACTGATAAGCGAGTCAAGCTAGCCGAATGTGAAGCAGAGCGTGGTGACATAGATATGCCTGCCAAGCCCGAGACATTTTACGATGACTTGGAGGGCGCATACGATCATAGGTCTAGCTTGGAGAGTTTGCAAAAGAAGCTAGAGGAAGAAAGCGCAAGAGAGAATCACTTTGTGGAACAGATCGCGTCTCTTGAAGAATCAGGCATTCAAACTATCGACTACACAAAAATGAATGACTTTACTGTATTACGCGATCACCAAGATTGGTTGCACAAACTACTAACAAGCAAAGATAGCTTTATACGTAAGAAGATCATTAACCAGAATCTAGCATACCTTAACTCGCGCCTTGAGCATTACATTGAACGTACTGGCTTGCCGCACCGTGTTAAGTTCCTTGCTGACCTTAACGTAGAGATACGTGAGCATGGTCGTGATCTTGACTTTGATAATTTGAGCAGAGGTGAACGAACACGCTTGATCCTTAGCTTGAGTTGGGCGTTTAGAGATGTGTACGAGAGTCTTAACACACCTATTAGCTTGTTGTTTGTTGACGAGTTGATTGACAGTGGACTTGATGCTGCTGGTGTAGAAAGCTCGCTTGCCGTACTCAAGAAGATGGCGCGAGAATCACAGCGTAACGTATTCCTAATTAGTCACAGAGATGAGCTAGTAGGTCGAGTAGGTTCAGTGATGAAGGTTATTAAAGAGGGCGGCTTTACAAGCTTCGAGCATGAGGTTGAGCCAGAATAATGCCACGCATACACCCAAAACAATTACGTATAGAGAAGAAGGAACGCAAGCAGAGAAGGGACATCGCTGAACAGCAAGTGATAGATAGTCTAGCACAGAACATAGCAATGGAAATTGATAAAGAAATACTAGACCACCTTAAGAAACTAAATGAAGCAAAAAAGATTACATCCTAAAATATATAGGAACACACCAATAACAACTCCCGCGGCCAAGTTTATGCCTAAGAGTGTTATAGATGATATGAATAGAATGTTTAAGAAAAATGAAAAGAAAAAGACTACATCCAAGACAGCATAGGATTGAGCAAGGGACAGCAAAACAAATGTTTACTGCCTTAGATCCTGCTATCTCTGACGATACAATTGTCTTATACAGGCTTGTACGAGACATGGAAGGCAAAATTAAGAACGCAATGTATATAAATCCAAAATATGAAAAGTAAACGTAAATCACCTAAACAACTTCGGGCAAAACGCTGGGGTATAATTACATTGGGTAATCCCTTTGTTGCTGCTGGCACCCTTACATTTAGTGGTGGTTTGGTAGATGATGACGCAGCAATCTTTACATTTAATTATGATACAGGATTACAAGCAGGCGATTACATCAAGATAGTTGATAATGGCGAATCAGTTGGCATAGATCATAGGAAGGTACACGTAGCACGACGCAGACAATCAAAGGGAAAAACTAAACGACTCGTTTATCAGATAGAGAACGCAACAGCAACATGCATTACAGTGAAAGCTGATAAGGGAACAACAATTACATATGCGTAAGCCTACCCCAAAAACTCATCGCAAAATTCTGCGACGACCTATTAAACTAGAGCCAGGTATAAGTATTACCTCATTTGATGTTAGTGATCGTGGATCGCGCATTGAAAAGCTTCCACCCTTTGGTGAATACGATCCCAACCGAGTACACGTAGCACGACGTAGAAGGGCACACAAAGAGAACAAAATGTTTCCAAGAGGCTGGAAATTTGAATTTGGTGGAGCTACTGATTACCAAATTAGTGAAAGCGCAGTTAAAGCACTTACAGATGGAGCTATGACTACAATTACTAAAACATCAAAAGGTCATTGGACTGTTTTTGGAGAGGACATATCATAATGTGTGGTGTAGTAGGAATATTTGGCAGATCGCCTGTTAATCAATCGTTGTATGACTCATTAACAATGTTGCAACACAGAGGCCAAGATGCCGCAGGCATTGTAACATGTGATGGTGAGGGTTTACATACACGTAAAGGCAATGGCATGGTACGTGACGTATTTCACACACGACATATGCGCAGGCTAAAAGGTAACGTAGGCATAGGCCACGTTCGCTATCCCACATCAGGCAAAAAGAAGGCAAAAGAGGCGCAACCATTCTATGTTAATAGTCCCTACGGTATTTGTTTAGCACACAACGGCAACCTCGTTAATTATGAACAGCTATCTGAAATGCTAGCTACCACTGATTTGCGTCACCTTAACAGTAAGAGTGATAGTGAGGTGCTGTTAAATGTATTTGCACATGAGTTACAAAAGATAGGACAACATGGACTAATGGCTGACCGAGTGTTTAACGCTGCAAGCGAACTATTCAAACGTGTAAGCGGTGGTTATGCTGTTGTGTCAATCATAGCAAACAATGGGCTCGTAGCATTCCGTGATCCTCATGGGATTCGTCCACTAGTGTTAGGCAAACGCGACGGTCCCTCAGGGATCGAGTATATGATTGCAAGCGAGAGCGTGGCACTTGACGCATTGGATTTTGAGCGTGTGCGTGACGTAGCTCCAGGTGAGGTAATATTTATCGACAACAAGGGACGCCTACACACAAAAATATGTTCAGACAAAACACAATGGTCACCATGTATATTTGAATTTGTGTACTTGGCTCGTCCTGACAGCATAATTGATGGACTCTCAGTTTATAAGGCTCGGCTACGTATGGGCGAGCAGTTGGCAGAGAAGATTATACGTGAGAACAAACACCTTGACATTGATGTTGTTATCCCTATACCTGACACAAGCCGCACACCTGCTGTGCAAGTAGCACACGGACTGGGTGTTAAGTTCCGTGAGGGATTCATTAAGAACCGATACATAGCTCGCACATTCATTATGCCAGGACAGGCTGAACGTGAAAAGTCTGTCAAACAAAAACTTAATGCTATTGAACTAGAATTCAAAGACAAAAATGTACTGTTGGTAGATGACAGTATTGTGCGCGGCACTACGTCGCGTGAAATCATAAAAATGGCGCGCAGGGCAGGGGCGAGGAAAGTATACTTCGCATCTGCTGCACCCCCTGTGCGCTATCCTAATGTATACGGCATCAACATGCCCACTTTCTCCGAACTAATTGCAGCGGACTGTTCGGAAAAAGAAGTGGAACAATTGATTGGTGCTGATTGGCTTGTGTATCAAGACCTTGACGCGCTGATTGATTCAGTCAAGTATGAGACAAGCGACATAAACACGTTTGACACATCGTGTTTTTCAGGCAACTATATTACGAACGATGTTACAGCCGAATACTTAATCAACTTAGAAAAGAGAGAAAACAAATGATAAAACTACGCTACCTATGGCTTGATGCAAGAGGACATATAAGAAACAAACTAAAGATTTTGGAACAGGATTACTTAGATGAAGATGATATTCCTGTGTGGAGCTACGATGGTTCTTCAACTGGTCAAGCACCAACAGGTGATTCAGATTTGTTTATCACCCCAGTAACCTCATACGCAAGTGGAGTACATGACGAAGTGTTAGTGTTGTGTACTGTATCAAGATTTGATGGCACACTACCTGAGTCAGAGAAGCGACCACAGCTAGAAAGCTTGTACAAGCAATACGCTAGTAATGGCTGGTTGTTTGGAATTGAGCAGGAGTATGCGCTAATGGATGACACGGGCACTAAGCTCTATCGTTGGCCTGAGGGCGCGTTCCCAGGTGAACAGGGCCCATACTATTGCGGCGTAGGGTACGATGAAGCTTATGGTGCGTATATCGTTGACGAGCACACAGATGCTTGCATCGAATATGGTCTAGCTATTTGTGGCACTAACGCTGAGGTCATGCCCTCACAATGGGAGTTTCAGATCGGTGCGAAAGATCCGCTAACTGTTGCTGACGATCTTATTGTTGCGCGCTACTTGTTATACAAGACAGCGGCAAACTATGAGGCAACTGCAACACTACATCCTAAGCCTGTTAAGGGCAACTGGAATGGCAGTGGTGCGCACACTAACTTCTCAACGCTAAATATGATGGACCCTACTGTAGGGCCAACAGCAATTGAAAATGCAATTGCTAATCTAGCTCAGACTCATGACGACTGTATCGAATTATATGGCGAAGACATTCACCACAGGATGACAGGTGAACTTGAAACTTCTGACATTAGTACATTCTCATACGGCGACAGTGATCGTGCTTGTAGTATACGCAAGCCAATTGGGGTGCGCAAAGATGGTTACGGTTACTTAGAAGATAGGCGACCGTGCGCTAACATTAATCCATACGTTGTTTGTGCTGCAATTATGCAAAGCGTAGAGGAAGGAATTTGCACAGTAAAATAACAGTTGACAGGAACGTACAGTTCGTGTTACTATAAGAAGATAATATGGCAAAAGTAAATGGAAAACAAAAAGGTAACTCATTTGAGCGTAAGATAGCAAACGCATTATCGGCGCGATTTGCTGAGTACTCAGGTATATCACAGAGCTTCAGGAGAAATCCAGACTCGGGGTCATTCTTTGGTGGTACTAATATCTCTCGCGCTGAGACACACGACACAGATTGGGCTATTTATGGCGACTTAATTTGCCCAAGAGCTTTTAACTTCTCAATCGAATGTAAGCATTACAAAGCCGCACCTAAGCTAAATGGAATATTAACTCAGAAGTTGGCTGAGTGGGACAAGTGGATAGCACAAGCAAAGCAAGACGCCGAAGCGAGTAAAAAGGATGTACTTATCGTTATACGATACAACAATACCGAGACACTTGTGATGACAGAACCAGGCGCTTCACCACTACAACCTATAATAAATTACAACAATATGGAAATACAAACACTGGAAAATATACTGGAATTACCTGACTCGTTTTTCTTCGGTAAAAAATAAAAATTAGATATATAGTAGTAGTAGGACATTATGGATAACGAAACATATCAAGCATTACGGATAGTATACTCTGCAGCAAAAGAACATTTGCGTGACATGCCTAGCTTAGGAACTCACGACGCAGCAGAACTAGGTTACTCAATAACTATGGTTAGTAATTACATGGCAATACTTCAAGGCAAACCTCCTCATGGAACACACGATGAATAATACACAATCAGCCTTGACGGATTCATAATCCTCCCTTGAGAGTGCGGTCGCGCTCAGATTCTGGGATGCTGGGAATATAAATTAAAGATAGTGCTCTGAGAAAAAGCAACACTAGCTCATGTGAGGATTGATGACCTTATGTGAGTTGCGGTACTCTACAGGTAACAGCGTAGAGGTGAGGATTTAACTGGTAGGCGCGTACCCGCCAGGCGTTTAGTTATCACATCTAAACTTGGTGAAGGCATAGGCAAGTTAATGGGACTGTCGCTACGGCGGTTCCATGGCTCCGACAACGGCAAATATCTCTTTTGAATTAAAACAAAACGAAAGCTTCTAGAACGAAGCGAAAGCGAAGTGATAGAACTTGAAGTTTCGTAGCTTTAGCTACGTACTAGGATTACTAAGTGTTCTTAAGTATCTCTAAAAAGTATTGTGTTTCAGTTAATGGTGGACCACATTGACCAGTTGTTACTTTATATGTTTTTCCGTTTTCCATCTTTACGATTGCTTGATTCCCAGAAAATATTTTGAATATTCGTGCGGGTTGAACACCCTCGCCACGACGCCACAGATGCTTGACTGTTACTAGATCGCCTACTTGATGTTTGGCTTTAGTTGCCATTTAAGTGAATGTGTGGGGAGTAGATTCCCAGACGATCTTATAGTCGCCTAGTCCTTCCTTCTCAAGCAATGCTTTTGCATCATCTTTATTGTGTGCTACAAACGTTACAGACCTTCCTGTCTCTTTGCAAGCTGCCATAAATGTTTTGCAATCAGGTTGTTGTCCATCTAGCATTTTACTTACCCCAAGGACGCCTGTTGTAGATGCGCAGGACGCGCTTTAGCCAATCTTCAGGATACTGGTCAACAACATCTGTACTCATACGTAAACGTACAGCAATAATGTCGTGTCCAATTGTGTCTACTGAAATGATACCAGCAAACTTTTTAAAGTGTAATGTAGTTAGTGCAGAGATACGTAGTTCAATATCACCACGTAGTTCAGTTAATAGTTCGCGTGTGCCATCGTCAGCAACACTGTGATGTGCAGCCCACTTAATGTCGCCTTTCATAATAGCTACATCTGTTGTTAGCCTGTCGCCTAGCAAAGAGCGAGTGTAAATAGTACCTGCTTCAGGCCCATCTACTAAAGGGAATTCAGTTAGTGGAAATTCAGTGCCCGCCATTGAAAATGGTGACCAGTCAATATTTTGCATATCGAGTACACGACTAGTAGAGTATACCCAATTGTAGCGAGGGTATAGCTTGTATGCTGTTTCGTCGTTTAGTGGAACATCAATGTTCGTTTCGATATTCTCAAACGGTGTGTCTTTTAATTCTATGCCTATAAATGTCATGTGTGTTTACCTTTACATCTGTTCTGGTGCGTCTGGATCTTTGTTCATCTCGTTTACGTAATCAACTACTGCGTTTCTCTGTATGGAACTCATGCCCCAAGCTTCTTCCCAACTAACCCCGCCCTTCATATGATAACAAATGGATATGATTGAACTCTCGATCCGATTGTTAACCGCAGCTAGCATGTTTATATAGTCCTTAATCTCTTCCGCGGAAGCATATGTCAAGAACTTTAAGAAAAATTTACAGGGTTAAACTCGATAGGCGCATCCCATTGTGTGCCACATTCTGTGCATGTAGCAGGTACTGTTTTAGCAATACCAATTTTATTTACGTCGATAATTTTCTCCTCTATCTTATCAACTGTTGACTTATCAATATTTTGAATCCATTCGTTTATAAATTTTAGCTCAGTAACTTCCTTTACTTCACCTTCTTCATCTGTGTATGCAATACCCTTAATTGAATTACTAATGAGTTCAAAGTTAAGCTTAGACATGTTTTCAAATACATTTGACAGTATTTTAAGACGTTGTTCGTCAGTCATTTCGGGTGTAGCTACTGCATCCTGTAGTTTAGTATTTTCAAATGCCGCCTTTTGTTGGCGAACCATAGAATCAAATGATCCAGGACGTATATAGACTGTCAATGCATCATCAATAACAACTTCATAGCTTTCATCAATTGTTTCTGCTTGGTTCAATAATGTTTCAAGCGGCAATGTGAACGTGTTTTCATGCTTGCAATCAAATTTAGGGCACTCTAATTCCATATTGGCTTCTTCACCGTAGGAAGCTACACGTATAGCAATCATTAGCACATCAATATCACATGCTAGCAGGGAACGTGGCTTACTAATGTTTGGGACACAACTCTTTATTACATCAAGAGCCGCCTGTCCAGTTAGTAGTGCATCTGGATTCTGAAGTGTAATCTCATCCTGTGCCGTCATTGGATAGATAGGTAGTTCATCTGCATCATCGAATGTTAATACATTATCAGCATAGTACTTGCCGCGTGAGGGCAGTCCTACTGAAAGCTTCACATTCCTGTAATACTTTTGTAATGGGTTGTCGCCTTGTGCCATTGTTCGTTCCTCTTAAAACTATAGTTAATTCTTGTGATAAATAACAAGTATAGATCAATTGTTATTATAACAGTATTTATCTACAAAATTATGAGGGGTTTTTAAAGCATGGCAGACATGGGCGGCGACGTATATATAACTGGAGCGGACTTCGGTGGCGATCTTCCACAGTGGGCAACTGAGACTACTGCCGTATCTATGGCGGCAGCACTCGCTGAATTAGTGGAAATTACTGACAAGCAACAACAGAAACTAGTTGACCAGCTAAAGAAAAACGGCGAAGCCACTAAAGAAGTTGCTGAGACAATAGGCAAAAAAGGAGTTGCAGGATCACTGAAGGAAGACCTCGCAAAAGTAAGTGATGAAGCATTAGATACCGCTGCAGGATTTGATAAAGTAAACAAACATATGCCAGGATTTGGCAAGTATCTCAAGGAGATGCCAAAGTCCTTGAAGCTAGGACTTGCGGGCTTTGGTGGTTTAGTAGCAGGTATGACGTATGCTATAGATATTATACGTAATACTGCTGGTGTAATGAAGGACATGAATGATTCTGGTATCATCGTTGAAGGCGGGATACGTGAATTACAACACAGTCTAGCACAAACAGGTATGACCCTTGACCAGTTAAGTTCAATCACCGAGAAGTATTCACGAGTTGTAGGAACAAATGGCTGGAAAGCAATCACAAGTCTTACTGCTTCTGTCAATGAAGCAGACGGCGGCTTCAGGAAATATGGTATTACAACGGCTGAAGCAACAGAATTTACAGCAGAATACTTAGATCAACAGCGTATGGCTGGTGTATTCGGTGCAGCATCGCAGCGCGGCCAAAGTAAGGCATTACAAGAGAATGTTGAACGCTTGACTGCATACTCCAAGACCCTAAACGTTTCACGTAAAGCAATGATGGATTCAGTTACAGCATTGAAGGGCAGGGAAGACGTACAGGCAGCATTTGCACTAATGTCAGTCGAAGAGAGGAAGGCAGCAAGTGCCGCATTCGACGCTACTATACAGGGCTTTGCGTCACTTGGTCCTGCTGGTGAAAAGTTTGGTTCAATGCTAACAGATATGATAGCAAATCCAACTGCAGAAGCATCAGAATCATTTAAAGCAATTGCAGCGGCTGCTCCTGACCTAGCACAAGATTTGGTTAGCATGTCTAAGCGTGTTAAGGCTGGCGAGAAAATATCTCAAGAAGAAATTATGACCACGCTTGAAAAAGCAGGCAACAACAAAGAAGTATTGAAGCAACTAAAACGTGCAGGCGGCGAAATTGGTGCAATGGCTGACTCAATTCTAGTAGCATCACTAGCTAGAGAAAATGCTGAGAAGAATGAAGCTATAAATAAGGAAAAGTTCTCTAAGGAATCCGAAGAAATACAATCAAAAGGCTATGAGGCATGGCTAGCAACATCAGGTGAAGCAATACAAGGTGTTACTGGTGTAGATGATGCGATGGCTAAGTTACATGCAACTATTGAGGAACAAGTATCAGGTGCATTCTTAGACTTAGTAGGTGACGAAGGCGGACAAGGTGTTAAAGGATTGATTGCAGGCATTGACAAAATGACTGAGATGATTGGTATGTTTGATGATTCAGGCATAGTTAAAAACTTTAGGGCACTTTTTGGTGAAGGTGTCCCAGGATTGCTTGGTGCATTAGGTACCCTATCAGCAGTAATATTACTCGGTCCTTATGCACTAGTAAATCTACCTGCTATAATAACGAAGGTAGGAACTTCGTTCAAGTCAGTATTTACAGGTCTTTTTGGAAAGGAAAGTATGTTTGCTAAAGGATTAACGAGACTAGGCGGACAATTATCAAAATCGGTAACTAGTTTAGGTGGGTGGGGCAAAGCATTAGGTAAAGGTAGCCTTGTAGCAGGCGCGGCATATGCTGGATGGAAAGTTGGTAGTGAAATATACAAACGAAATGCAGTAGGTATTCAGGACAAGCTAGCAGAATGGTTTCCACACGATAAAGGCGATCAACCAGATTATGCTAGCGGTAAAGTAGATTTCAAAACAGGCAAAGTCCGAACAGCAGATGAACAAAAGCTGCATGAAGAAATGCGAGCAAAACGACGAGCAGAAGCAGCCTCAGTAGCAGCCACAAGTTCAGCAACAGGAGCACCAAGCCAAACTCCACCTGAGGCAGCACCATCAATGAGTGACGCAGACATAGCTAAACTTGATGTTGCAGGCCAACAACTCTATTATGCTAAACGAATGGTTAGATTAATGGAAGCTAGCGGCGGAATGATGGCCTAAACCGTAGATTCAAGCGGAATTTGTAAACCAGTGATAAATACGATTAACGATATTTAACTAAGGAACAAACATAATGGCTTGGACAAAATTTTTTAAACCAGTAAACTCGGCGCTGCCTAAGCAAGCATCTGCTAATACTGGATACGGCTCATCAGCGATGTCCAAATTTTCTTCCTGGCTTCCCGAATTCTATCAAGGTCCGCCTAACCGACTACTGCGTTACTCGCAGTACGATCAAATGGATCTTGACCATGAAGTTGCAGCAGCCCTAGATACAATTGCTGACTTTTCAACTCACCTAAGTGAAACAACTAAGACTCCATTTGAAATTGAATACAACGAGGAAGCTAGTAGCTCCGAAAAAGAAATTCTAATACGCGCACTAAAGCAGTGGTCAAACTTGAACGAGTTTCCTAAGCGCATGTTCCGTATTTTCCGCTCTACACTTATGTATGGCGACCAATTCCTAGTCCGTGATCCAGAGACATTCAAGTTGCATTGGGTTGATCCAGCAACAGTTGAAAAGGTACTGATTAACGAGAGCGAAGGTAAAAAGATTGAAGCTTATTATATACGCGAGCTTGATCTAAACTTACAAACAATGACTGCAACTAATACGCATAAGAAGACAGGGATGGGTTACAATGCTCAGGATACTATCTTCCCTAATGCGCCGTTTACAGGCCAAGCAAACTACAGCAGTGGTTCAGCAGCACCTGTCATTAGCACACAAGGACAGGCGTATCAAAATGCAGAAGCGTTTCCTGTTGATGCAGCACACGTTGTACAGCTAAGTCTTACTGAAGGCATGAACAATAGTTGGCCGTTCGGTGTTAGCATACTTGAAGGTGTATTCAAAGTATACAAGCAGAAGGAACTACTTGAAGACAGTATCCTAATCTATCGCGTACACAGAGCACCTGAACGTCGTATCTTTTATATTGACGTAGGTACAATGCCACCAAACAAAGCAGCACAATACCTTGAGCGCATTCGCTATGAAGTACAGCAGAAGCGCATCCCATCACGAACAGGCGGTGGTGAGTCTATTGCTGACTCTGCATACAATCCAATGTCAATGCTTGAAGATTACTTCTTCGCATCAACAGCAGATGGACGCGGCTCAAAAGTTGAGACACTTCCAGGCGGTGAGAACCTAGGCCAGATTGATGACTTGAGATTCTGGAACAATAAGATGCTACGTGGCTTGGGTGTTCCAAGCAGCTATCTCCCAACAGGGCCAGAAGATGGTAGCGCAACATATAATGATGGTAAGATAGGAACAGCATTTATTCAAGAGTTCCGCTTCTCTCGCGTATGTCAGCGCCACCAGCGTGTAGTATGTCCAGTACTTGATGAAGAATTTAAACTATTCCTCAAGCACAGAGGCTTTACTATTGACAGCAGCATTTTTAACATTAAGCTATTAGAACCACAGAACTTCTCTGAGTATCGACAAATTGAAATTGACGCAGCATACGCAAACTTGTTTGCTAGTGTCAAAGACATCCCTTACATGTCTAAGCGTTTTGCTATGAAACGTTACCTAGGCTTGAATGACGATGACATTGCTTTGAATGAAAAGCTATGGCGTGAAGAGCAAGCTGTAGAACATGCTACTCAAGATGGCTCAGGCGCTGCCGCAGACCTACGTAGTGTGGGCGTTGGTGGCGGTGGCTTTGATGATTTCAGCGGCGACGAATTTGAAGGCGACGAAGGTGAAGAAGATATGGACGGCGCCGATATTCCAAGCGATGATATTGACTTAGAATCACCTGAGGGCGCAGATCAGCTATAACGATAAATACTACTATGAAACATAACAGCTATGAAGATGCAGTCGACCGCGCAGAAGCGCACCTAAGAGCTAAGAGACAATCTGTCCTTATATTGCAAAGCAAAACCACAGGCCAGTTTGAAACTATTGCTGCAGGTGCTTATGCATATTGGACTATGCCAATGCGAGATGAGTATACGATAATGAAGACAGTCGAGACAAAATGGACTGAATCAGTTAACGAAGATATACACATGAAGACAACAGAAACAATGGAAATGCTTCTGGAAAATTATTGGCCTGAAGATGATGAGTCTAATAAGACTGAGTTGAATGACACCAGGCGTCCTAGGCTCACACTTCGACATTTGAACAAGCTTCGTAAGATACAGGAGCTTAAGAAGATGGAAATGCTAGCACACAAAGACTTTGTTAAAACTATGTACGGCACACCACCAGAGGGTGAAGGGCCAGAGTTTTAAAAACTAGTATAATCGCTAGTACTGAGTGCTAAATACAAAAAGAAGCACTTTTAGGGCCCTTTCGAGCCCTATCTCCCTATATTAATTAAATACGTATTGTAACATCCTTACAAGTACATTCTGTGCGTGTGGGGACTTACGCAAACTAAACTTTTAATTAAGGAGAAAAGGAATGGCACATCAGCAGAAACTTGAGCAGATCCTAGATCTACTCATTAATGAAGAAACTGGTCCTGCATCCGAACTTCTACACTCCGTCATCGTTGAAAAAGCACGTACTATGTACGAAGATCTTGTTGAAGAAGATTTTGGTGGCGACGAAAAAGAAGACTTTGCAAGTGAGATCGAAGCCGATAAGGAAGAGATCGAGTCAGATGAAATTTATGATGACGAAGGCGAAGAGGAAGGCGACGAAGAAGGTGATTCGGACGAGCCTGCAGAAGAAGAAGAAATTGAAGACCGCATTGAAGATGTTGAAGCGCAGCTAGCCGAGCTAACTGCACAGTTTGAACAGATTATTGGCGGCGACGAAGGCGAACTTGAAGGCGAAGTTGAGCTAGGCGGAGAAGAAGCGTTCGGTGACGAAGGTTTTGGCGAAGTTGAGCTAGGCGGAGAAGAAGAGTATGCTGAAGAAAGCATGTACGAAGAGGTCATTGATGAACTCGACGAAGCAACAAAGCTACAAGACGAAGTCTCAGGCAACCCACTTGACAGCGAAGGTAAACTAGCTGGCACTGGCAAAAACTCTAAGACAGGCGCAACAGGCAAGGAAAGCCCATTTACAAGAGCTCCATCAAAAGCAGATCACGGTGGCAAGCCAGTAGTAAGAAAAGGTGGCGACGAGTCTAGCAAGAAAGTAGGCGAAGGCGAAGACAACACTCCAACATCAAACATTGACGTTAAATCAGGCGAGAAACAGTCTGCAAGCAACGATGCTAAAGATGACAAGGGTGCAAAAAGCCCACTAGGTAGCAAGGGTAGCCCAAAAGGCAACTAAAACGGGGTTAGTGTATGAACAAGCTATATGAATTTATGTCATTTGACCAGGCTAATTTAGTCCTGGAATCATCAGAAGATGGAAAGGATCTTTATATGAAAGGGATTTTCATTCAAGGCGACGTAAAAAATCAGAACCAGCGTGTTTACCCGATTAACGAAATCAATCAAGCTGTACAACAGATTAATGAGCGAATTCAAAAAGGGGAAACAGTGCTTGGGGAGCTTGACCATCCTGAAGAGCTATCCATTAACTTAGATCGTGTATCACACATTATTGAGTCGATGGATATGAACGGAAGAGATGGACACGGAAGTTTGAAGATTATACCAACACCAACAGGACAAATTGTAAGAACATTACTAGAAAGCGGCGCAAAACTTGGTGTAAGCTCTCGCGGTTCAGGTAACGTAGGGAATGATGGGGCAGTAAGCGAATTTGAGATCATAACGGTCGATATCGTTGCTCAACCATCAGCACCCGACGCTTATCCAAGAACCATTTACGAAAGCTTATTTAACATGCGCGGTGGACAAACAATGTACAATCTTGCAGCAGACGCAACACAAGATGCAGTAGCAGAAAGATATCTCTTAAAAGAGATGACCAAGTTTATTAAAGACCTAAAGATATAAGGAGAACGAAACATGACACAACAGTTCGCAGATATCCTAGCTGAAAGCTCAAACCTCTCTGAGGAAGCTCGTCAGCAAGTTCAAGAAGCATGGGATTCCAAGCTTGTTGAAGCACGGGAAGAACTAACTGCGGAACTTCGTGAAGAATTTGCTCAAAAGTTCGAACATGATAAAACTATCATGGTCGAGTCAATTGACAAGTTTCTAAACGATAAAGTTTCGGCAGAGATTGCAGAGTTCGCTGAAGATAAGAAGGCACTAGCAGAAGAAAGAGTTACATATAAAGCCCGTGTTGCAGAGCACGTAAAGGTACTAGAGCGTTTCATCACTGAGACACTGGCTACTGAGATCAAAGAACTACGTTCAGATCGCTCCGCACAACAGGCTAATGTACACAAGCTTGAAGATTTTGTACTGAAGCAGCTAGCTGAAGAAGTCAAAGAATTCCATAGCGATAAGAAAGCTCTAGCTGAACAACGTGTTAAAATCATTAGTGAAGGGAAGCAAGAACTAGTTAAGACCAAGCGTGAGTTTGTTAAGAAGGCTGCTCAAGTAATTGAGAAGAACATTAACGAATCACTCAAGAAAGAGATTGGTTCTTTCCGTACTGACATTAAGGCAGCACGCGAGAACGATTTCGGTCGTCGTATTTTTGAAGCATATGTTGGCGAGTACATGACATCACACTTGAATGAGAGTGGTGAAGTGCGTAAGCTACAAGATGCAGTTGCTAATTTAAACGAGCAAGTAAAAACTACGAAGATTGCAAATGCAAAACAGAAGCAACTAACTGAATCAGTAGAGCGCAAGCTAAGTGCAGCACAAGATCGCGTTAATCGTGATAAGAAGCTAAACGAATTGCTTGGCCCATTGTCCAAGAAGGATCGAGGAGTAATGGAAGAGCTACTACAGACAGTTAAGACAGAAAAACTGGATGAGGGATTCAAGAAATTCATTCCTGCAGTCCTAAAGGAAGACACAGTAATACGCAACACAGGCAAGAAACGCACCCCACTGAAGGAATCAGTAAGGACTGCAAAAACAGGTAATAAGCGGGGCATGATCGCCCAAGAAGAGGATCAAAGTGACCTCGCAGAAATTTCTCAGCTACAAAAAATGGCTGGGATTAAATAACTATAAAGGTAAGGAGAAAGATAATGGCCGATAAGCTATTTGAAAGTAAGTGGAATGCGACGAAAGAAGCTCTTCTAGAAGGGCTAACAGGATCCCGTCGTGATTCACTAGGCGTTGTGCTTGAAAACACACGCGCACAGCAATTGAAAGAGTCTGCAACAGCAGGCGCAACAGGCGCTGGTAACATCGCAACATTAAACAAGGTAATGCTACCGTTGATCCGACGTGTCATGCCTACAGTGATCGCTAACGAAATCCTAGGCGTACAGCCAATGACAGGACCAGTTGGTCAGATTCACACTCTACGTGTACGTTACGCTGATACAGCATCAGGCGTAACCGCAGGAACGGAAGCATTAGGTCCGTTTGATCTAGCACGTGGCTATTCTGGTGACGAAGCTGCTAACCCATTGGGTCAGCCAGCAGGTACAGCAGCACTTGAAGGTGTTCCTGGTAACCGCCTAAGCATCCAGATTCTCAAAGAGACTGTAGAAGCTCGCTCACGTAAGCTATCTGCACGTTGGACTTTTGAGTCTGCACAGGACGCACAGGCAGTTCATGGCATCGACATTGAAGCTGAGATCATGCAAGCACTAGCACAGGAAATCACAGTTGAGATCGACCAAGAGTTGATCGGACGTCTTCGTGTACTAGCAGGAGCAGCACCAGTAACATTCGACCAGAGCGCAGTATCAGGTACAGCTACTTACGTAGGTGACGAGCACGCTGCACTGGCTGTAATGATTAACCAGCAAGCTAACCTAGTTGCAGCACGTACACGACGTGGCGCAGCAAACTGGGCAGTAGTATCTCCTACAACACTAACAGTGTTGCAGTCAGCTACAACTTCTTCGTTCGCTCGTACTACAGAAGGTACATTTGAAGCACCAACAAACACAAAGTTTGTAGGTACTTTGAACAACAGCATGAAGATCTACTCTGACCAGTACGCGGCTGATAACACAGCAGTACTACTTGGTTATAAGGGTCCTACAGAGACAGATGCAGCGGCGTTCTATTGCCCTTACATCCCTCTAATGTCAACAGGTCCAGTAATGGATCCAGCAACATTCGAGCCTGTAGTAAGCTTTATGACACGTTACGGCTACCAAGAGCTATCTAACACAGCTAACTCTTTGGGTAACGCGGCAGACTACCTATCACAGGTTGGGATCAACAGCGGTACACTAACATTCTTCTAAGTCGAAGAATCTAGCAAACCAAACAATCAAGCGCACTTCGGTGCGCTTTTTTGTGTCTAAAATTCCTCCCCTGAAAATTTAGTAATTAGTGATAAATACATGCATAACAGCAACAGGTGACACATGACTAATCAAGAAAAACTAGACGCATTTCAAGCTAAAATAGATAATTTTATCAATAGTAATCATTCTGGTGATAGACGGATAATAAATGTCTAAAAGAATAACAGTACAAGACGGCAACCTAGTATTTGATCTTATAACAGGTGCAATATCGTTCCCGTCGGAAACTCGTGATTTAGATTTTGTAGGTGAATCTGGTACTATTGCAGCATTCCATGATGTAATAATTACAACAGATGCAGCTACACTACAAATTACTGAAGCTGGAACCTGGGATACAATAACACGCACTGGTGGTGCGTCTGATTTCCTCGCTGAAGGATTTTTCTCTGGACAAGTAATTACCATTAGTGGTTCAGGAACTACTAATGATGGCGTATATGAAATTGCTAACGATGGTGTTACCGCACTAGTAATTACTGTAGAATGGTTCTATGACCTTGCTGCTGAAGGGCCAAGTGGCACGTTAACATTGACGGGTAGCGATAAGTATTTTGAACTTAGCGATGACTCAAAATTAAAACTTACAAGTTGGGAAGACCCAACACTTTATGGTACGTTTGAAACGACAGGAGGTGGTCATCTTCAAATAAGAATGTCAGATCCTGACCCACTCGGCGGCAGCATATTTGCATACGGTGGTGGACACATAGGTGTTCTCGATAATCTTAATACTGTTTCAAATCCTCCAGCAGATACAGACGTAGCCGAATCCACAGTAGGAGGCTGGTCA